AAAATAAACTACAAGTAATAGATAAGTTTACAATTAATGAATTAATAACATTTGTCTCAAAAGGACAATCATGGGAAGCTGATGGTCGAAACCATGATGATTTAGTAATGAATTTAGTGTTGTTTTCGTGGTTTATAACAACACCATTTTTTGAAAGTTTAACAGATTTAGAATTAAAGAAACTATTGTACGATGAACAGCAACAAATGATCGAAGATGACTTAGTTCCACCCGGAATTTTTTCAAAACCTGACATGGAACCAGAAGTATATGTTGAAGGTGGAGATGTTTGGACTGTTGTAGAGAACATTAAGATTTACTAAATTATAAATACTGTTTAATGATGGAATAGTTCCATCAGGATTTTTTATTTTATTTCGAAATAAAATGCAAATAGGAGATAATTAAGATGGCATTTCAAGTTTCGCCAGGTGTACTGGTTCAAGAAATAGATGCTACTAATGTTATTCCTGCGGTATCAAGTTCTACAGGAGCATATTGTGGACATTTCGGTTGGGGACCAGCTGAAGAAGTCAAAACAGTAAGTTCAGGTAAGGATCTTGTTGACCAATTCGGGGAACCAGACTCTACTGATATTGCGGCAGAACACTTTTATCCTGCAGCAATGTTTTTAGATTATGGTATTGACTTAAAAGTAGTTAGAATAGCAACGACCTCTATGGTTAATGCTACAACCACTTCAAGCCAAAGCTTATTGATAAAAAACTTAACTCATTATCGTGCAAACTATAATACGGGTTCTGCTGCTGTCGGTGAATACACTGCCAGATATGCTGGAGCTTTAGGTAATAGTTTGAAGATAAATTCTTGTGGTAGTGCAAACGCATTCGCACAAGCTAGTGTTACTACAACTAATGCAACTTCCTCTCTCTCTGGAACTTCAATTGGAGTTACTTTGGGTGAGAAGTTTGTAGTTGGAGATATTATTACAGCTATTGGTTCTGATACTACCAGATATAAAGTATCTGCGATTACTTTTGATTCGGGCTCTACAGGAGCCGGTGATCTCACTTTAGCACAAGATGATGACTCAACTCAAGGATTAGCAGCCGCTGTTGCCAGTGGTGCTGCTATCTCAAGAGAATGGGAATTCGCTAATCAATTCAACTCAGCTCCAGGCACTTCAACTTATGCAAGTGGTCGTGCTTCAGCTGGATCTATTGATGAGTTACATATTGTTGTTATTGATGAAGATGGTCTAATTTCCGGGGTTGTAGGTGAGGTTCTAGAAAGGTTTGAGGCTGTATCAAAAGCCTCAGATGCAAAAAATGAATTTGGTGCAACAAATTATTATGTGACTGTTATTGAGAACACCAGTGAATATATTTACTGGACTGACCACAGTTCTACTTGGAGTAATGCTGGTTCAGCTGCTTCAGGTACGACTTTTGGTGGTGGTACTTTACCAGAATTCCGTTCATTTACGAATGGTGCTGATGGTAATCAACCAACAACAGGACAAAAAATAACAGCATGGGATACATACTTTGGTAGTGCTGATAACACAGATATTTCTCTGATGATATCAGGTAGTCCCCAAGCCGATAACGGTTCGGGTACAGCAGTTGTGACGAGAGCCGAAGCAACTAGTTATTATAATCAACTAATGAATATTGCTGAGGATAGAAAAGATGTAGTCGTATTCTTTTCACCAATCAGGTCTGATGTTGTAGATTCGGGAACTTCCGGGGCTACTAACGCTAAGACCACAGCAGATACATTAAATAGTACAAGTTACGCTGTAATGAGTAGTAACTGGCTATACATTTACGACAGGTATAATGACAGATATGTCTATGTACCAGACAACGGAGCAGTAGCGGGCTTATGTGCTAAGACTGACTACACGAATGATGCGTGGTGGTCACCTGCAGGATTCAGCCGGGGTCAAATTTTTGGTGTAACTAAATTGGCATATAATCCGGGTAAAGCTGATAGGGATACTCTCTATAGGGCACGGGTTAATCCAGTTGTTACATTTCCGGGGCAAGGAACATTATTGTTCGGAGATAAAACTCTGATATCAAATGTAAATAGTGCATTTAATAGAATTAATGTTCGTAGATTGTTCATCGTGTTAGAGAAAGCAATTTCAACAGCAGCTAAGTTCCAACTATTTGAATTTAACGATTCATTTACAAGAGCTAATTTCAGATCAGCTGTTGAACCTTTCTTGAGACAAGTACAAGGTCGTAGAGGAATTTACGATTTCAAGGTTATTTGTGACGAAACAAATAATTCATCGGCAGTTATTGATGCAAATCAATTCGTAGCAGCTATCTTTGTGAAACCTGCTAAGAGTATCAATTTCATAACTTTAACTTTTGTGGCTAGTAGGTCAGGTGTAGATTTCGAAGAAGTCTATGGAGCTGCTGGTATTCCACAAGAAGGCGCAGTCTAAGGAGGTAAAAGATGGCAACTATTAATCAATTTAAAGCCAACCTCGTAGGGGCTGGCCCAAGAAATAACCGATTTGAAATTTTTATTCCAAGAGCGGGAAATAAGATTCAGTTTTTATGTAAAACTGCATCTTTGCCTAGTCAAGCAATCGCAACTACTGAGATGAAATGGAAAGGCTTAACTGTCAAGTTAGCTGGAGACAGAACTTTTGAAGATTGGACTGTAGGTATCTATAATGATACTGAGTGGTCTGCCAGAACAGCAATAGAAGATTGGATGGAAAGTATTGTAGCGAAAGCTAGTACTCTTGGCCCAGTCGGATATGAATATATGGTAGATAAAGCAACTGTAACACAATTGGGTAGGGATGATTCAGTCATCGCAACATATGAATTTTTCAATATGTGGCCCAATTCTATTGGGGCAGTAGACCTTGATTCAGAAGGTGGTGATGCTGTCGAAACATTTGATGTAGCATTTTCATTCTCTCATTTTGAGAGAGCTGGTGAATAAGATCCTTTAAAACGGATATAAATATATAATATGGAACTATTTGGATATGAGATAAAAAGGAAGAGGGACGAGACTAAAGCACAGAGTTTCGTCCCACCTTCCAATGATGGCGCAGTCATTGAGATTGCGAAAGATGGTGGAATGGGTGGCTTCGCGGCCACCGGGGGTGTCATTGGTCAATTTATTGACATGGAAGGTGGGATTAAAACCGAAGCCGACCTTGTTGCTAGATACAGAACAATGGCATTGGTTCCCGAATGTGACAGTGCAATTGAAGATATTGTTAATGAATCATTATCTTCAAACGATTTAGATGCACCAGTATCTATCAACTTAGATAGAGTTGTAGGTATACCAGATGCTACTAAAAAGAAAATTCGTAAAGAATTTGATGAGGTTTTACAATTATTGGGGTTTAGGGAATTATCCCACGACATTTATAGGAAATGGTATGTTGATGGGAGGTTGTACTACCATAAAATGGTAGATACAACAAAACCCAAAAAAGGAATTCAGGGCTTAAGGGCCATCGACCCACAAAAGATTCGTAAGATTCGTGAGGTTGAAAAGACGAAGGATGAAAAGTCACAGGTTGAATTAGTTAAGGGTGTAGAAGAATATTATATCTTTAATGATGAGGGGTTTGACAAGTCAGGTAATAATACTGGTCAGACAATTAGAATTCATCCTGATGCTGTATGTCATGTAACTTCAGGGTTGCTTGACTACAACAAGACAATGGTAGTTGGTTATATGCATAAGGCCATGAAGGTCGTAAACCAACTAAGAATGTTAGAAGATGCTCTAGTTATCTATAGGATATCAAGAGCACCTGAAAGAAGAATCTTCTACATTGATGTAGGTAACTTACCTAAAGCGAGAGCTGAACAGTACTTGAAAGAAGTGCAAACAAGTTATCGTAATAAGTTAGTGTATAACGCTGACACAGGTGAGATAAAAGATGACAGAAAGCATATGAATATGCTTGAAGATTTCTGGTTACCTAGACGAGAAGGTGGAAGAGGAACAGAGATTACTACTTTACCGGGTGGACAAAATCTCGGTGAGATTGAAGATATTTTATATTTTCAAAAGAAATTGTACAAGGCATTAAATGTACCGATTTCTAGATTAGAAACTGAGACAGCGTTTGCGATAGGTAGAGCAACTGAAATTTCTAGAGATGAAGTTAAGTTTTCTAGATTTGTAGATAGACTTAGACTTAAATTCTCTAGATTATTTGATGATGTGTTGAAGACTCAACTTCTGTTGAAAAATTTGATAACAGAAGATGATTGGTCAAATATGAAAGAGTATATATCTTATGAC